CCTCTCATATACCAAGCCATCTTATACAGTTGTTTTCTTATGGCTTTTGACTCTTCTTCTAGATCTTTAGCTACCTGATCAATTTCTTCTAGGCTCAGAGTCAAAAGCCTTAACCGAAAAAATCTGAATTATTAAAACTAACAGGGATAGTGTAAGTGGCAGGTGCGCCTTGCTCTTGTTGCTCTTCTGAGGTCGCTGCTACTAACGGTTTGATTTCGTTTCGCTCTTTGAGATCTTTGAGATGATTTTGTACTTTCTCAAAAACATCTTTGTCGGTATTAGATATGAATTCAAAAATAAATTTTGTATCGGTCACTTCTTGATCACCTGCTATGATCTTATAAATTCCTTCAGCCATTAAGTCTACAGTGATCTTGGTTAGGTTTACAAAACTATCATTAAACATTTTAAGTTTTTGTTCATCGGACAGTTTGTCATCGTTAATCATTGACATGATCCTAGTGGTTTCAAAACTTTTTATACTGGTTTGTGTAAGATGCTTATAGGTCAGTGGTTTGACAAAGATAATTAAATCATCTCTAATTACCACTTGTTCAATCCAAACATTATTCTGCTGTTGATCTAACAGTGATCTAAGGTCGATCTCATATTCTACATCTTCGTCAATCACTGGTACCTTATGGGATAATTTCATAGTTTCACCGTAGGTTGCTAGACGTATAGCTATCAAGATCGTATCAAGATCAACGGTAGGGCAGTTCCATGCGTTTTTAATATTAGGAACACAACTTTGTATAACGTCAACCATAGACTGTCCGTTCATTAAGGCATCAGGCGTCTTGAACATCAGCTCATCCTTGGCTGTCATAGAAAACACAGGAAATTCCCTATTTTCAGGCATGTCTAAACTTTTTGGGTCCCAAAACTCTCCATCGCTCGGCAAGCGTATGTAAATTTTTGGCTGTCTCATGAAATTAGCAAGGGGGTTATTTCTAGACGGCGGTAGGGTTTTCTGCATTTTTATCTCCAATAAATAACCATATAGGATTACTTTATTCTATTTATCTATACATATAATGGTGGTTTTTAATCTATGAATGGCGCGACCGAACAAACACTAAGTGAGTTATTAGCTGAAGCAAGACGAACCAACGCCAACATCGCGGCCTTGACTAATCTCATGGCCCGTATGAACACAGGTGGTGGTGGCGGTGGCGCCGGAAATGCAGCAGCTAGTGCCGCTAGTGCTATGGCAGGGTTAGCTTCTAGGATCAACCCAGTTGGTATCGCTCTATCAGCATTGAGCGCAGCGGGTAGTTTGGTAACAGGAGTGTTCGATGGCCTAAGTGCTATCGTGGGCAAAGCTACTGAAGTAGTCGGCGGAGTTATAAGGGGGCTAGTCCAATTTGGTCAGAAGGCCATGGAAGGCACAGCCAAGATGAGCGATTTGTTTGCTTCCTTTTCTCATCTTCCATTCTTTGTAGGGGAAGTTGCTAGTTTATTCGCAAGCCTACTACGCACAGGAGAGCAGTATTTAGATGTATATAGGAATTTAACTAGAGTAGGAGCAGACTTTAGTGGAAACTTGTTCCAAATTAGAACACAAGCTTCGAGGGCATTCTTGACTCTAGGTGAATTTGCCAATGTGGTCAGTAAAAACAGTGATATATTTGCTTCTATGGGCGGCAGCGTACAATCAGGTATTAACAAATTTGTAGAGCTACAGAACAACTTGATGAAAGGAGCATTCAGGAATCAGATACTAGGACTCGGTTATACTTTTGAAGAAGCAGCAAATGCCACTGCTGGATTCATGAGAAGCCAGGGAACTATGTCTAAACAAGGTTTAGAAAACACTGACACTGTTCGTCGAGGTGTGATGCAGTACGCTATGGAATTAGATGCGTTGAGCAAAACTACAGGCAAGCAGAGAGATCAGATCGCTAAGGAACTACAAGATTTACAAATGGAAGAAGTTTGGCAAAATTTTGTCGCCCAGCTAAGTCCAGAAAAAGCAGCAGCAGCTAGAGCAGCTGTCAACGCACAATTACAATACGGCGGTAAGGATGCTGCTAGAAGCTTACAATTAGCTTTCCAAGGCATTAACGTTCCTATCAATGATGCCACAACGGCTATTGAAGTTGCTACCAATGGTATGTTGACTACTACTAATCAACAGGTAGTAAATGCTGTAAAGTCAGGTAAGTCATCAAACGAAATGCTAGTGATGGTGGCACAAAACAATGCTGCTATGGGTAGGTCAGCTAGAGCATTCCAGCAATCTATGGGAGGAATAGCAGGACTACTCAGTCAACAAGGTAGTCCTCTTGTGTTGGCAACAGGACAGATGACATACACTGCTAGGCAGATCAATGATATCTTAAAAGCTCTTGGTGTAGCACAGAGTGCTGCAGGTAAACAAGCAAACGGGTCTGCCGTGGCCTATGCTAATGCTGAAGATAAAGTTAGACAAGTGGGTGCAGCTTTAAATGACATGTATACTTCGATCGTAGCCAAATTATCTCCAAATATTATTACTTTAGGTACTTCTATACTAGACGTCATTAAGAAATTGGTAGGCAGCAAAGGATTCCAGGAAACACTGACAACTGTGTTAAATTGGGTCAATAATGCGTTTGGTAATTTATTACAATCTAACAATGTAACAGATTTTTGGCAAAGATTGAAGACGGTCTTTTCCGATGGTTTTGACCAATTATGGAGGTGGGTCAGGCCCGTTTGGGAAAACACAATAAAACCTGCCGCTATTGGCATGTTCAACAGCATTGTAGATTTTTTAACACCATACTTACGAAAGGCGTTTAACTTTGTATTTGATACTGTTAAAAGTTATATATATGACACAACTGGCGGAAGATTTGGATCAAGTAAAGAAACAAATAGGGAAATTAGTAGGGAAACTGAATACTACGAAGCGGCAAGAGATAAGTTAGCAGCACTACAACGAAGAGTAAAAGAATTAGACGGCAGAGATTCTAGGGATAGGGCCGAATTGACCAAGGTGTGGGCAGATATCTATGCTGCTAAAGCACAAGTTAAAAAAATATATGACGCAATGAACACCGGTGAGCCAATTCCGGGATTCGAAAGATCTCCAGCAGCAGAAGCGATCTTAAAACCGGGAGGTACTGGTGTGGGCAGCTCTCAAGGTCTTTATCTAATACAAGGAATATCGGATTATTTAAAAGCTAACCCACCAGAGCAAAGATCATTAGGCACATTAGGTGCCCTTGGCTCGTCGACTGAACCTAGCAATGTAGTAGCCCAATTACATAAAGGAGAGCGTGTGTTAAATGAGAATGAAGTAGGATCACTTAATAGTATGGGCGATGCGCTGCAACGGTTAAATAGTTTAACCGCACAACTGGTAATTGAAATGAAAGAAAATAATAGGCATACTAGGGATACACTAAATGCTACTAAAAATCTAAGCGGTAATTTATTCGCATAAAAATATGAGCTGGAAACGTTACTTCACACCCGTACAAGCAAAATCAGGACAACTGAGCCCTATTAGCGGGTCAAACACCGGATCCGGTATTGGCCGCACTAATTATAGCAGCTATCTTCCTGATGTCTACACAGGACATCCCAACAGATTAGAACGCTATGGTCAATACGATACCATGGACAACGATAGCGAAGTTAACGCAGCATTGGATATCTTGGCAGAATTCTGTAGCCAAATTAACGAAGACAATGGAACTCCTTTTCAAATATTTTTTAAAGAACAAGCCACTAGTACTGAAATCAAGATCATTAAAAAGTATCTACAGCAATGGTCTAAGCTGAATAAATTCCGTACTAGAATATTTAAAATAGTTAGAAATGCTTTCAAATATGGTGACAGTTTCTTTATCAGAGACCCAGAAAACGATACCTGGTTCTATATTGATCCTGCTAAATTAGACAAGATCATCGTCAACGAAAGCGAAGGTAAAAAGCCCGAACAGTATGTTATCCGTGACATAAATGTTAACTTTGAAAACTTAACTACTACTCAGATCAACCCAACAAATCAAAATGTAACACCTGGAAATACAGCATATGTAACAGGCGGAAGTCAACAGCGCGGTATGGTAGGAGCCTATCCTCAAGGTAGCCAAAGTCGCTTTACAGTCAATCAAAATCAATGGGCGATTGATGCTAAACACGTAATTCATTTAAGTTTAAGTGAAGGCCTAGACAACAACTATCCCTTTGGTAATAGCCTTTTAGAGTCAATTTTTAAAGTCTACAAGCAGAAAGAACTGCTTGAAGATGCTATCATTATCTATCGTGTACAACGTGCTCCTGAACGCCGCGTATTCTACATTGACGTGGGTAATATGCCAAGCCACTTGGCTATGGGATTCGTTGAACGTGTCAAAAACGAAGTAAATCAACGTCGTTTACCGTCAGTTAGTGGCGGAAGTCAAAGCGTAGTTGACAGCAGTTACAACCCATTAAGCATCAACGAAGACTATTATTTTCCGCAAACAGCGGAAGGTCGTGGCAGTAAAGTTGAAACATTACCCGGCGGAACTAACCTAGGAGAGATCGATGATTTGCGTTATTTTACTAACAAGTTGTTCCGTGCTTTGCGTATTCCTAGCAGCTATCTTCCTACAGGGCCAGATGACGGAGGAAGTAGCTTCAATGATGGTCGAGTTGGCACCGCATACATTCAGGAATTGAGATTTAACAAGTATTGTGAGCGACTACAAAGTCTAATGAACGAACAATTTGATCTCGAGTTTAAGACTTATATGCGTAACAAAGGGCTGAATCTAGACCCTAATTTGTTTGATTTACAGTTCAATCCCCCGCAGAATTTTGCCAGCTATCGACAAGCAGAAATGGACACAGCCCGCGTCAACACCTACGGTACACTGTCAGCTGTTCCGCACATTAGTAAACGGTTTTCTATGAAACGATTCCTAGGTTTAACTCAAGAAGAAATAGCAGAAAACGAAAAAATGTGGAGAGAAGAGAATGTTGATCGTAGTGTAAACCTAAGCGCACAAACTGAATTACGATCAGCAGGAGTTACTGCTAGCGGACTAGAATCAGACATAGACGAGCTAGGTAGTGCTGGAGAAGCACCAGAAAATATGGATATGGGTATGGAAGGTGACATGGCTGCTGCTCCTGCTCCGGGCGGTGCTCCAATGCCTGATACCGCATAAATATTACCATGCTACTAAACGAATTTTTATATTTTGATAAAGAAAGTCTCGATCCTATCGAAGATGATAGATATGATATCAAAAAAGATAAGAGCGTTATACTTTCTAAAGATTTGAGAAAGAGTAGATTAACTTTGGGTATGCTTAACGATCTTCGTAAAGCAGGCGATGCTAGAGAAAAAGAGCAAAAGGAAGACCTTGATCTTATCCGTGTTATGTACGCTACTCCTCCAGAAGAAGCAGCAGCATAATAGCTAAAGTTAATTCCTGTATCATAAAACTAAATATTTTTACAAAAATATTCAAAAAAGAGTTTCTAACTCTGTCACTTTTAGTCTAAAACGACCGTTTTAGGCCTATATCCCATAGGTATTTCTGCGACCCTGTAAATACATCTGATAGCCTTGCCAACTTAATTAAGGAGAACCGAATATGTCTACCAAGATGCAAAAGCTGCTAGACCTCATTGTTAACGAAGAAACGGAAAAAGCTGATGAGCTATTCCATGAAATCGTTGTAGAAATGTCTAGAGGAATTTACGAGAATATGATCGCTGAAGAAGAGGAAGAAGAAATGGACGAGTCATCCGATGATGACGAAGAAATGGACGAATCTTCTGAAGAAGAAATGGACGAAAGTTTTGGCGCAGATGACGAAACATCTAGCGAAATCGGCGGCGACAGCGCAGATGCGTTCGTTGATGCCAGCACAGATGATCACGCTATGGGCGGCGATAACGAGATGGGCGATGGCTCTGCTCCTGCTACCAAAGATGATGTACAAGATTTAGAAGCTGCTCTAGCTGAACTAAAAGCTGAATTTGAAGCCCTAACAGGTGGAACTTCTAGCGACGATGATTCAGAAGACGACATGGACATGGATATGGGCGCCGACGACGAAGAAGGCGACGATGAAGAATATGCCGACGACGAAGAAGATGACACGGACGAAAGTATGGGTCTACGTGAATATCGCGAAACAGTTGGAAACGACTGGCACAAAAACAGCATGAAGACACAAGGTCAACTAGCTGGCGCCGGTACAGGCGAAAAACAATCTGCTCCAGTCGAAGGTAAGAGCGCAGTTAGCTCTGGAAAAGGTAAGCCGACAACAGGTGCTACCGCTGGAAATATTGCCCAAGCTGGTAAAGGCGTAGGCGAAATGAGTGGAACAAGCACAAATGCTGATAAAGGCAACCGTGGTTTAGCTGGTTCCACTAAAGGTGAATTCACTAAAGGTGTTGAAAAGAACATTTCTAACAGTGCTAACTCAAGCATGAAGAGTGGTTCTTCTTTAAACAAACAAGGTAGTGGTTATCCTAGTAACAACAAATCTGCCGGTCCAGTAGGTTCTGGTACAGGCGACAAAGCCGGCCAAACTAGTGTTGGTCAAGTTAAGAGCCCGATCAACGGCGCACCTAACCGTAACGCTTAATTAGAGAATCTGGATGAAACCAAGACAACTTTCCTATCTAAGAGAACATTTAAGTTTTGACCAAGCCCGTGTGGTAATGGAGTCTGACGATAAAGACGGAAAAAATCTTTATCTAAAAGGCATCGCTATCCAGGGCGGTATAAAAAACGCCAACGGCAGAGTTTATCCTGTCAGCGAAATTACCAAAGCTGTTAAAACTCTAAATGATCAAGTAGGCAATGGTTATAGCGTACTTGGAGAAGTAGATCATCCTGATGATTTAAAAGTAAATTTAGACCGTGTTAGTCACATGATCACAGATATGTGGATGGACGGTCCTAATGGTTACAGCAAAATGAAAATTTTGCCTACACCGATGGGTAACTTAATTCGTACTATGCTTGAAAGCGGCGTAAAACTTGGCGTAAGTTCTAGAGGCAGCGGCAACGTTGATGATAGAACTGGCGAAGTAGCAGATTTTGAGATTATCACAGTTGATATAGTTGCACAGCCCAGCGCACCTGGTGCTTACCCTACACCCGTGTATGAACATCTAATGAACATGCGTGGTGGTAATAGAGCGTTGAGTGTTGCTAGAGAAGTAAAAGAAGATCCAAAGGCCCAGAAATATTTGAAGGAAAGTCTCCTTCA